AGCGAGCGGGCTGCACGCCAGGCCCGCCAGTGCATACCAAGCCAGGCTCGCACCTTCCACCACCACAACCGCCTTTAACGCACGTATTTAGCGGTCTCTTCCGAGTCACCAGAGGGCACTAAAATGTTCAACGCCACAGCGAGAACGGTTTTCGATGAACGATTGAAAAAGATCCACGCAATGCCCGCCGGTGACATGGTCGCCAGCGAGTCCGAGCTGAATTACCTGCAGGGCTTTGTCTCCTACGCACTCTGGTGCGGCGACATCGGTCACGAAGAGTCGAGCCAGATGAGTTCCTGCCTCATGGTTGCCCGCACCGCTCGCGTCTCCCGCCTTTGCAGCGCCACCGAGAGGATGCACGCATGACTACTTCACCGGTTAAGTCACTGATCGACGAGCAGCTTGAGTCCATCGAGCGCAGCCTCGGAATTATCGAAGTCAGCACGCAGATCTACGGACTGCTGGGCATGCCCCGCGACTTCCGGGTGTGCGACCTCCCGAAGAAAATGTGTGCCACGCAGAAAGGCAACAGGATTGCCGTGAGAGCGCGGCAATGACGCAGACAGCAGAGGAAAAGCTTGTCGAGCTGGCCAAGGCATACGCCCGGCACCGTAAAGCGCTGCGCGAGAAAGAGCAGGCCATTCGAGATCTACACGCCGAATCGGAAACCTTCATCGACCTCAAACCCTACCGGAACCGGTACATGAGCGGCGAAGTGACCGATGATCCTGACTGCAGCATCGTGTGGCGCGGCTGGCTCCATGCGGTCGATACCTGCCAAGCATGGGATGGCGAGGAAGTCGAAGACGACGACATCTACCGGTCGATGGCCAAGCTGCTCGACGACCGAAAAGAGATCAAGGCCCAAGGCGCCCGCATCCGCAACCGGCTGCGCATCATCGGCGACCAGTTGCTGAGGGTTGAGCCATGAGATCGCCAAGAAAACCAGTCAGGAAGTATCGCCCCGATCTGCACGACTGCGCCAAGGGGCGGATGCATGACCCTGTCGCCAAGAAGGTTGTTACCACTATGCCGGGCGGGTATCTCGCCTGATTGGAGATTGAGATGAGCGAATGGATCAGCATTAAAAACAAGATGCCCGAGCTAGACGATGAATGTCTGATTCGAATCCCGGTCTGCGGGCGCTTCAACATCGAAAACGGGAAGTACGCCGGTGCCGGCCTATGGCATGGAGCGTGGTGCGACACGCGCGGCAGAGGCATGGCCTATCGCGTGAGTCATTGGATGCCACGCCCAGCAGAACCAACCGAATAACCCATCCGCCCACTCAGGAGGCAACCATGTCAACCAGCTACGCAGACAGTGCGCAGGCCCGAGAGTGGGATCGGCGATACGACGACTACGGACGACCGAAGCAGGTATCGGCTGACTGCTTCCACGACTACGAGGCCAGCGCCGCCCGGAGCATTGAGCGGGAAGCGATCCGACTGGCCGAGCGCAAGGCCGCCCAGGTGCGGATCAATGCGGCGGTCGAACAGATCGGCGACTTCTTTGGCTTGAATGACAATGTTTCTAACAGTCCCTTGCACGGGACAATCGACGTACAAGGGGTGAACATGAACGCAACGACTGAGCTGGCCACCGTGCCACCAAAGGAAACCGCTCTCGCTGTCTACAGCGCGGCAAACGGGCTTGACCCATGGCTTGAGCAGATTCGCGGCGAAGTCGACAAGTTCCTGTCGGTGCTGCCGGATCTGACCACGAAGAAAGGCCGCGACCTGTATGCCTCGATGGCCTACAAGATCGCCAAGTCAAAGAACGCTCTCGACGAGGCTGGCAAAAAACTTTCTGCCGAGCAGAAGGAAGTCCCGAAGAAGATCGACGCCGAGCGTAAGCGGGTGTGGGACAAGCTGGAACTGTGGCAGAAGGAAGTGCGCAAGCCGCTGGACGACTGGCAGGAGGCGGAAGATCGCAGGATTGACGCCATCAATGACGCAATCGACCAGATCAAGGCTTTGGCCTCAGACCTGGACGGCATCACCGCCGCCGACCTGGAAGAACGCATCGGAAGGGTTGATGCGGTCGCCATCGCCGATAAGTGGGCAGAGTTCCAGGCCGAAGCAGCACTGGCCAAGGAAAAGACGCTGACCGCCCTTCGCGCCGCACTGACCGCCCGCCAGCAGTACGAATCGGATCAGGCTGAACTGGCCCAGCGCCGGGCTGACGACGAAGCGCGCGCTCAGCGTGAGCATGACGATCGGATCAGGAAGGAAGCGGCCGAGCAGGCGCAGCGGGACGCCGACGAGGTAGCCCAACGCGAGCGGGATCAGGCCGAGCAGCGCGAAAAGGCGCTGAAGCAGCAGGCAGAGGACGCCGAGCGAAAGGCTGAGCAGGCAAAGCGCGACCAGGAAGAAGCCGAGCAGCGCGCTGAGCGTGACCGAAAAGAGGCGACAGCCCGACAAGAGCAGGCGGTCGAGCAAGCGCGACTGGATGAGAAGAAGCGCGCAGACGATGCAGCCGCTGAGATCGTCCGCCAACAGGACGCACGGGCAGCCGACACAGCGCACCGCGCCAAGGTCAACCGGGCAGCGCTGGAGGCCTTCACCGCTAACGGCATGACCGAAGCCTGCGCCAAGCAAGCCATCACGCTGATTGTGCAGGGAAAGATCCCAGCCATCGCCCTGACCTACTGAGGCGACCATGAACACACCACGACTGACCGCCCAGCTCGACTGGATGACGGTAGGCGCGTTCGACCCTGAGCAGTTCCAGGGCGAACAACGCAAGGAATACGAAGACGAGGCGCTGAAAATTGAGCGCCAGTGGGATAACCAGCCAATCTGAGGTGCCGACATGGCAACTGTAACCCTGATCCTCGGCAAGTCCGGCAGCGGCAAGAGCGCATCGATGCGCAACTTCAAGCCCGCCGACGTGGCCCTGATCCAAGTCATCAAAAAGCCCCTCCCGTTCCGCGACTCCAAGGCCTGGAAGCCCTACGTCACGGACGATTGGAACAAGGTCATCGGCGCCACTCGCCAGACGAAGCGGAAGGTGATCGTGATCGATGACTTCCAATACATCTTGGCGAACGAGTTCATGCGCCGGAGCGAGGAAAAGGGCTTCGACAAGTTCACCGAGATCGGCCGGCATACCTGGAACATCTTCGAGGCGATGCTGCACCTGCCCGACGACGTTCGCGTCTACATCCTCAGCCACACCGAGGAAACAGACGCCGGCCAGATCAAGATGAAGACCATCGGCAAGATGCTGGACGAAAAGATCACGCTGGAAGGCATGGTCACCATCGCTCTCCGGTCGGTCGTCCAGGACGGCCAGCACTTGTTCAGCACCCGCAACAACGGATCGGACACGACAAAGGCCCCGATGGGCATGTTCGAAGATCCCATGGTCGAGAACGACCTGGCAGCGGTTGACGCTGCGATCTGCGCTTACTACGAAATCAAACCTACCGAAATCACCCAGGCCGCATAGGAGCCTTCCACATGTTCAATCTTGACGCTAACGCAGCACGTTCCGCCGACAACAAGTCCGCTTTCATCGACGAGGCCGGCAAGTACATCGGCGACTTCACCCGGGCCGAGTACATGGAGAAGAAGGAGACCGGCTCTACCGGGATCGGCTTCACCTACAAGACTCGCGACGGGGCAGAAGGCAACTTCTACGTGAACCTGACCTACCAGCACGGCACACGAAATGACGGCGGTTACGCGATCGTCAACGCGATCATGGCCTGCCTGAAGCTGCGCGCAGTCGGCGCACCTCAGCCGATCAAGTTTGAAAAGTGGGACAACGACCTGAAACAGCGCGTTGAAGTGACCGCGCCGGGCTTCCCGGAACTGATGAACAAGCCGATCGGCCTGCTGCTCCAGATGGAAATCGAGAAGACCAGCACCACCGGCATGGAACGCCCGATCATCTACGCGCCATTCAGCGCCGAGTCGGAAAAGACTGCTTCCGAGATCCTTGATCCTAAGTGCATGGCACCGGTGAAGCTGGCCAAGATGGTGCAGCAACTCATGAAGAAGCCGGTCCGCGACAACCGGCCGAAGCACCTGCAGGGCCAGTCGAGCAACGACGGCTACGGCAACAACCAGGACGAACCGCACTACGAATTCGACGACATCCCGTTTGATTGATCGTCACGCCGCATAGCAATAACCCGCCGGGCCATCGCCTGGCGGATCAAAACCAAAGTGAAATTATGGGAAACATCGTGACAGCAATCGTACTCGACTTTGAAACAACTGGCCTGAAAGAGCCGCAGCCAACTGAGGCGGCATGGCTTCGACTGGAAGGCATCCAGACGCTGGCGGTCGCCGAAGAATTCCTTCAGCGCTACAAGCCATCCAAGCCGATTGAGCTTGGCGCCTTGGCTACCGCTC